TTGCAACAGGTAGGATTCAAGTTGATGCCATGCGTTTTGCAGAGCAAGCTAGAATTACGAATGTAGTTGCTGATGGAGGTCATAGTATCACCATTGATGGAAATTTGGTATCCATGATTGGTATGAATCGCGAAATGTGTATTCAATATTTAGAATACCTTGAATCAAAGCATATTCCTTGGGCTGTAACAGACCGTAATAAATTGGGGCGCATTACACCGTATAAAGAAATATTAGAATGGCACCCTGATTGGGACGTGTTTAAAACCGTAGTGGATCCAGAGTTCGACTTTCACAGTGTAGAAGATTTCTATAAAATCTATGTATTTTTCAAAGATGGCGAAGAAGAGGAAAAAGATATCGAGCATATGACGCACAAACTTATCCGCTATGGCGAAGGTTGTGTCTTGTATGAACCGATGGAAAAAGCATTGGGGATTCGCAATATGATTGGACATTTCGATATGAAGCCAAATCAAGTTGTCGTTTTTGGTGATGGCTATAATGATTTGTCTATGTTTAGACCGGAGTGGTTAAACATTGCCATGGGAAATGCTCGTCCGGAGCTTAAATTAGAGGCCGATTATGTTACAACTGACTGTGATAAGGATGGTATTTACAATGCATGTAAGCATTTCGGATGGATTGATTAATCGTTGGCATAAGACCATTTAGATTATAAATTTTTATAGAATTTTAAAGAAATTCATAGTGAAAACATGATATACTAATAAAGAGCCGCTCATGGGTTGAGCGGTTTTTCTATGTATATATAATTTGGGGAATTCTATATTTTGTGAGGGATTATCATGAATGTTAAAAGAATATTAGGCTGTGCTCTATTGGGGGGCATGATGGTAGTAACCGCAGCATGTGGCAATAACAGTGCAGATAAAACGATTACACCTGTTGCACAAGCTGAAACGGTTAATAAGATGCCTAATTTTACAAATGCTCCAATTGCAGATGAATATGCTGTTTTTGATACAAATTATGGTCAAATTAAAATTCGACTCTATGGATCCAAGGCACCGATTACCGTTAAAAACTTTGATTACCTTGCCAAAAAAGGCTTTTATAATGGCGTTACGTTCCATCGTGTTATTGATGGATTTATGATTCAAGGTGGGGATCCAACAGGAACAGGTGCAGGCGGCCCTGGTTATGAAATTCCAGATGAATTTTCCAACGACCTCCATTTTAATAAAATGGGGATTCTTGCGATGGCAAATCGTGGACCGAATACAGGTGGTTCTCAGTTCTTCATTACCTTGGGACCTACGCCTCATCTCGACAATAAACACACTATTTTTGGCATAGTTGTACAAGGTATGGATGTAGTTGAAAAAATTGGTAAGGTGAAAACAGATAAAAATGATAAGCCTGTTGATCCGGTGACTATTAATTCGATTACCATTGAACCTATTAAGGACGATGCTAGTAAATAAGATGGATGATGAACAATTTTTCACGTATATTGTGCGATGTGCTGATGAAAGCTTGTATTGTGGGTGGACAACGAATCTAAAAAAACGTTTAGATGCTCATAATGGCGTGATAAAAGGCGGGGCTAAGTATACGAAATGTCGTAGACCAGTGTATTTGGTTTATCATGAAAGCTTTCAGAGTAAACAAGAGGCACAGTCGCGAGAATATGCTATTAAACATCTCAATAGGGCGCAAAAATTACAGCTCATAGCGTCGTGTGAGGATAGAGAAAAAGAACGTATAAATCTATTGAAATAGGGTGTACAAAACATTCAAAACGCCCCTTGTTTGTGCTATAATATATTGATATGTTTTATCGATTAAAAACACCAGTAATTACAAGGTTTATTGTCTAATCGTCAATAAATCCGTCAAAAATTCTAGCCGAAAATTTTAGACACACTATCATGTGCCTTTAATCTCATTTCATCGGTATAGTGAATGTACGTATTAATGACTGTATCAACAGTATCACCTAATAAGGATGCTACTGTTTTTATATCAACACCATTTGCTAATAGCCTTGTAGCGTATGTGTGCCTTAAATCGTGGATAGAGGTATTTGGTAAATATCGTTTTATCATTACCGATACCGCACCAGTACCGCCAGTTGGGTTGTTGAACAGATATAATCCATTGGTGGTATTTTTATATTCAAGTAGTATATCAATCAGTATTGGCGGTATTGGTATTTTTCTGTAACTGTTTTTTGTCTTTAGGTTACGGATCATATATGTACTTTCACCGCTATAAGCGAATTGTTTATTCACATCAATAATAGCGTTATTTAAATCTATATCATCCCATGTAAGACCTAAGATTTCACCATACCTCATACCTGTATAAGCAGCAATAGAACACACGATATAGTATTTGTAATTGTGGCTTTTTAAAGAGGTTAACAGGTGTGTTACATCATCTTCACTTATAGCATTAATTTTAGCTGTTTGTGTTTTATGTAGTCGCTTAATGTTCTTACATGGACTACTATTAACAATCCTATATGGTGATACTGCATAAGCGAATACCTTTGTTATAATCGTTATGCACATATTTTTAGTGGCTATTGATTGTTGCAAATCATTAATAACTTTCCGAATTTGTATTTCAGAAATATCTGTTACTTTCATATTGAATAGCGTGTTGAATTTCTGAAATGCATTGTCATATGCTTTGAATGTAGAATATACATTTGCTTTGTTTTCATCTATATAGATTTTGTAAAACTCAATAAGCGTTATATCTTTTAGACTATCATCAAGTGGATTGGTGATAGTCTTTTTTAGGTTATCCACGATTTGTTGGCCGTAAAGCTTAGCATCTCTTTGTGTAGCAAAACCCTGTTTAGATTTCTGTTTCCATTTATAGCCGTCTTTATAGCTAACTATAATCTGATACCCTTTATCTTTTCTCCGAATTGTTGTATTGAATTGCATGTTCACCTCATATGATGCGTGTAAAAGTTGATACCCTCTACATCGTCAAATTGCCTTGCGTGAGCCATACGCTCGATTAAATCGATATTAGCATTACTGTACATATCATCATGTATGATATGACCTAATTCGTGTAGTATTCCTTGCCTTTGTATATCTCGTGGCTTATTGCTATTAACTAGGATTGTATATGTTCCGTCATCATTTAACTTTAATATTGCAGTTTGAGTTTTCCGTAGCTTTATATATATCAAATTGATGTTCATACTATCATCCCCTTATAGGGTTATTGTACAAAGTAGTATGTGTATAAAATTTCTCATACGTTAGTTGATTAATGATCTTAAATTGATATTAGAAATACTACTTTCGATATCCATTAATTTAAAATTAATGCTATCTAAATATTGATTGATAGATGCTATGTTGCTTGTATTCGTTGCCACATTATCTTTTAATGCTTCAATATCAGATAAGTCATGATTTGATAATTCCTGTTCTATTGTTTTAATCCTAGCATCTAAATTGTTGATTGTACTATCAGCATCTAAATTAGCAACAGAATTTGATAGTCTATCTATCTTCATTGTTAGATTATAGGTATAAGCTGCTTGACCTATAACAACTAAAATTAGAATGATTAATAGTGCATATCCTTTTTTATTCATAGTAAATTCCTTTTTTTAATAATTGGTTTTATCGTGAGTAATTAAAATACATATGATAAGATTTATAGAATATATACATTGCTACTTGATATGAGGGAGAAAAAAGTATCGCTTTACCTGCAATGGAATTATCAAATTGATGTGATAATGGTTTGGAACTAAGCATATTACCATTAAAGTCATAAAAAACAAATGTATTAGCTTTCCATCTTACTCCAGTATCATTTGCTACCTCTTTAGCTATCTCGTCTACATTCTTATATTTAATGGATAATTTTTCTATACTTCTTTCGTAATTGTAAAAAGAGGTTTGATTTGTTTCTACAATAATATTTCGGTCATACCACACTGAGTATATAGTAGTGTTGATAGCGTAATAAGGCGGATTATATCTTGTTACAGAAATTGTTGAATTATCTACGTATGCTTCACGTGTTTCGTCCGAGTATACTAATTTGAATTGACTTGGATTACTACGGATTTCGTTTATAGAAATTGCATTGATATGTAACGGAATAAGTATCATGCAAATTAAAATTATCAACCTATTCATAGTTATTTGCCCTCTCTCTTTTTTAACATTTCAATTGTATTTATTACAAAATCAATATCATCTTTTGACATGTCTTTACTAGCATCAAATAATATACGTAAATCTGGATTATCTTTAATCGCTTGTGCATATTCTGAGACGGATGGATCTAAATAATATGATGTTTCTACATCTTCTTTTCCGTATAAGGTATCGATGTTTACGTTGAAACAGTCAGCAATAGCTTCTAATATTTCAAAACTAGGTTTTCTTCTACCTTGTTCGTACATACCTACTAAACTAGGTGATACGTCTATATAGTCTGCTAATTGTTTTTGAGAAAAGCCTTTTGATTTTCTTAATTTTATTAGTCTTTTAGCAAATGTCATTTTCTACACCGCCTTATATAAATATATACTTCTATGATTTCATTATCACACAAAGTGAAGAAATTTTCAATAAAAACTACACTTTAAGTGTTGACATATTTTTGATTATGTACTACACTATGAGTGTAGCAAGAAGAGAGGTGATGAAATATTGAATACAGATATTATCGCTACACGATTAGTAGAATTAAGAAATTCAAAAAACTTAACACAAAATGAACTAGCAATTAAAGTTGGTGTAGCACCTACATCAATTGCCATGTATGAAGCAGGGAAACGTATTCCAAGAGATGAAGTAAAAATTAGATTGGCAAAAGTATTTGGAAAATCAGTGCAGTCAATTTTTTTTTGCTAAGTAACTACACTTTGAGTGTATGAAAGGAGAAAAATGCTAGTACAAAATCAAAATGATTTAAGAGTGGCAAACAGAATGTATGGACGAAAATTGCCTACATTCGGTTATGCAGGCCGTAACGATGAGTACGGCCAATACTGGCGAAAACTCATCAAGAAAAAATGGCCGTTAAGAAACAAATCAAGATGGAATAAGAAAGTCATTCTATCTTGGATAAAGTTAGCTAGAACTGCTGATTTACACGCAAGGAACGAAAAATGGAGAGCCTAGTATACACGGCTAACCAAGTAGCGGAACTATTTCAAATTTCACTAACTGCAGTATATGACCTAAGAAATAAAGGCAAGCTAAAACAACTACCAAATGTAAGCGGTGTGAGGTTTAGTAAAAAAGAGGTCGAAGCACTAGCAGGAGTTGAAAGTGAATACTCGGCTATTGGTTACAGAAAACTTAAAAACGAGGTGGAAACACTAAGAGAAGAAAACAATCGTTTAAAAAGAGAAATTAAAAAAATCACCAGCCAAATGCTAGTGATTGTAGGTAATGAATTATGAAATTGATTTGGATGGTAAGAACGATAGCATTCCTAATGATTATAGGAACTGTAGGGTCAATTGAAATTAATAAAATCGACTCTTACACAGCATTTTTGCAAATCGCTCTTGGGTTTTCGCTTTTAATCTTATCCAATTTTTGGGTAAGAGAAATAAAAAAAGCACGCTAGGCCGTAGGAAAGCAAGCGTGCTAGTAGAGTGATTTTGCTATTACTCTACTTGTATTTTAACACAAGGAGAAATTGAATGCCAAGTTTATACGAATTAAATAAAGACTATAAAGAATTACAAG